TTGTAGATATGGCTGCAAAAAACGGTTGGAATTTCCGAAAGGCTACCGAAGAATATCTTGCTTCGCTTGCCGAACAAACAGAATTTGAAAACATCAATGCAAGCTGGTGGCGGCAGATAAAGGATTTCTTCCTGAATATGCTCCATAAGATAGGCTTCGATGATTTCAGAGGGGTTACTCTGACAGACAACGAACTGCGCTACATATTGTGGAGAAGCTATGAGAACCTTGCCGAGCCGGGCAGATACAGGAGCATCTTGGGTGAAGCTGCTGATGTGGCAAAACAATACGAGTTGGGGGTTGGTAACTATTCGGATACCAACCGCAACCCGAATTTTGCAGCAGATAGCAATGATGAGCTCTATCGTGACGGCAGCCCCGAAATGCACGAAAGAGAGTTGGCACGAGACCGCTACGAAAGACGTGTTAAGACAGGAATGTTCCAATCACAGGAAGCATTGCAGGATAGTATGCTCGGACTTAAAGAAGCTATGCAGGCTATCCTTGGCCAAGGAACAAACATTGAGGATGTGGACGGATTTGAAAACGCATACTTGGGCGAAAATCGTCTGTCGAGCGTGAACAAAGCCGAAGCCGATGCATTTGCACACACCCTGTTCAAGCCCATGCTTGATGAAGTTGCCAAACTCGCCCGGACTGAGGCAGAGCGTGAGGAATTGACCGATTACATGATGGCGAAACACGGACTTGAACGCAATACATATATGCGTAATGAAGCAATCAATAATGGGGCAACCAATGCAGACCAAACCGACTATGCCGGACTTACAGCCCTTACAGGTATGGATAATGTTACCGATGCTGAAACGGAAGCACAGATAATGGTTAACGATTACGAACAGGCACATGACACTGCCGACCTTTGGAAAAAAGTCAATGCTGTGAGCAAAGCAATACTTTCAAAGTCATACGAATGTGGCATGATGAGCAAAGCGACCTTTGACAAGATTTCAGATATGTATGATTTTTATATTCCGTTACGTGGTTTTGATGAAAAGACCAGTACTGAAGCATACGCATATCTGACGCACAAGCAAAGTGCATTCAATGCTCCTATCAAGAAAGCGGAAGGACGAAGGTCGAAAGCGGATGACCCTTTTGCCAACCTGCAATCAATGGCAGAAGGTGCTATCATGCAGGGCAACCGGAACAAATTGGTAAAACAGCGTTTCCTTAATTTCGCACTTAACCATCCGAGCGACCTTGTCAGTGTGAGCGACATTTGGGTAGAATACGATACGGTGACCAACGAATGGAAGCCTGTGTTTCCTGACAACATAGACAGTACAGACACCCCCGAAGAAGTAGAACGGAAGATGCTGGACTTTGAAACAAAGATGAAATCGCTGGCACAGCAATACCCTGACCGATACAAGCATGGAAAAGATACCGTGAATATTCCTTACCGTATTGTGGAAAGCAGGGATATGAGGCAGCACCAAATTATTGTGAAGCGTGGCGGCAGGGACTATGTGATTACCATTAACGGCAATCCCCGTGCGGCACAGGCATTGAACGGACAGACAAATCCCGATAACGACATGTCGGGGGCAATCGGGGCTATTCTCCGTGCAGGAGAAAATATCAACCGACAGTTGAGTGCGTTCTATACTACACGAAACCCGGACTTCATCGTGTCGAACTTTATGCGAGATATGTTATACACCAATACCATGACCTGGATAAGGGAAAGCCCGAACTACGCACTGCGTTTTCATCGCAATTATATGTATGCCAACCCTGTAAGAATAAAGCAACTCTTGGCAAAACACCGCAAAGGGACACTTGACATGGGCAACAAGACGGAAGCGATGTTTCATCAGTTCATGATGAACGGAGGAGAAACAGGCTACGCCAATATCCGTGACATTGAACAGCATAAAAACGACATACGCAGGGAACTGAAAAAATCGAGCGGCAAGATTCCTGTAAAAAAAGCATGGGACTTGTTGGGCGAACGTTTCGATGAGTACAACCGAGCCGTTGAGAACTGCGCCCGTTTTGCCGCTTTCATGACATCACGTGAAATGGGCAGGAGCATTGACAGGTCCATTTATGATGCAAAGGAAATAAGCGTGAACTTCAACAAGAAAGGCAGCGGAGCAAAATTCTATGACAGTACAGGGCAGACAAAGGCAGGTAACGCCAGTGCATTGGTATCTGGGCTTGGTCGTAGCGGTTATGTATTTTGGAATGCCGCCATTCAAGGTACGACAAACTTTGGGCGACAGGTGAAACGCCATCCAGCCAAATCCTTTACAGGCATTGCGGCGATGTTCCTTCTTGGTGCCATTGTTGCCTACTTGGGTGGCGATGATGATGACGATGATGACAAGAACGCATACTACAATCTTCCCGAATATGTAAGGCGCAGCAATATTCTTTTCCGTGCAGGAAACAGTTGGGTATCCATTCCTCTTCCGGTAGAATACAGGGCAGTTTACGGCATGGGCGAACTGATGATTTCCATCCTTAATGGGAAGGAACATCTAACAGGTGGCGAAATAGCCGAATCCATAACAGGACAGGTTACACAAATATTGCCGATTGACCTCTTGGAGGGCGGAGGCGGACTGAACGCTTTTGTGCCGAGTGCCTATAAACCCCTGTGGGAAGCCTACGTTGCGGAAAAGAGCTGGACGGGTATGCCTTTGTACAAGGACACCCCTTGGAATAAGGATATGCCCGAATGGACAAAAGCATACAAGAGTGCCAACAAATACATTGTCGGGCTTGCAAATGTCATGAACGAAGCTACTGGCGGTGATTCTTACACAAAAGGTGCTATCGACTTCAATCCTGCCAAGATTGAATATATGCTGAACGGTTATTTCGGTGGCGTGTTCGGAACAATCGACAAGTTGAGCAAGACAGTAGAAACCGTTACAGGCAACCGTGAGTATGACCCTCGTAGCTTCTTGTTGGCAAACAGACTGGTCAAAGCCGGGGACGAACGCACCGAGTACAGGGCTGTGAACAATGAGTATTTCCGATTGAAAGAGGAGCATGACCGATTGAAATCCCGATTAAAGCACTATGAGGAAGATACCGACAACGACATATTTGACTATGCGGAAAAGATTGATTTCCTTTACAATTCACCCGAATACGAGCGGTATGAAATTTTTGAGGATTATCGTAGGGATATTGACGACCTCTATAATGAACTGAATGACACAGTTGATGATGAGGAACGTAAGAATATTGAGGCTGAATTGAATGAACTCAAAAAGGAAATGATAGAAGAAATGAACAAAACCCGTAAATAGTTAAACATAGGATGATTGCCCGGAGCAGTATATTTGTTCCGCGCAATCATTAAAATGATAAAAATATGCATATAAATAAAAGCGAAAGAAAATTGCTGCCAATGAGCCGTATAGCTCCGGGAAGAAATGATGCCGCCGAGATAGATACTGTTGT